TCATTAGTCAGCGTGTTGGCGTCCTGAATACGACGAATCCGATAGCTGATCACAGCGTCTGTGCTGTTCTCGGGCGTGGGCCAGACATAAAAGCTAGGCACTGCGGTACGCTCGACATAAATCTGCGTGGGACGCCCTGTCTGTGTCTTCTGTGGCAAGTTCAGGTAGTCCTCACGCGTGATCCGCTCAAGCGTGTAATCCGTGCCGTTACGGCGCACGACTGACTCAAGAATGTCGATGTCAGAGTTGTCCATCTGGTACTGAGCCTGACCCTGAGTCATAGACTGCGTGACCTGCTCAACCTTCCAGAGATTTACACCCCGGTTAGTCCAGTCCTGAAACATGACATTCAAGCTTCGCCGTGCCTTGCGGGCGTCATAGCCCGTGCGCATTTCAAGACCGAGGAGTTCATACGCCTCCTCGATCACATCGGCTACGTCCAGCTTAAAATCGGTTGTGCCGCTTGTGGCCATTACCGAATCTTAGCCTTCTTGACACCCTTAGTCGCGCAACCGGCACCCTTGACTTCGCCGCCGCGCTTCATCTTCTTCTTGGTCATGCCGCCGCGCTTCATCTTTTTGGTGTCTTTCTTCTCGTCGGTCATGCCGCCGCGCTTCATCTTCTTCTTGCTGGCGTTCTTGTTCTCGTCGTCCATCTTGTCACCACGAGTCATCTGCATATTCATGTTAGAACGATTCACTTTGCCACCTCGTTTGTATCCTGCGTCACGGCGTTTTTCATACGCCTCTGCCGCCAAGTTTTGAATCTGGTCCATCAGACGGTTCGCCCGCTGATCGCGACCTGCCTCACGATGACGCTCCATCTGCTCCTGCAATTCCTTAATTCGGCGCTGCTCAGAAGCATCGGGGCGGCTGCGTGTGTTTTTAGGCTTTCCCATTGGCATGGTTTTACCTATTAGTAATAGAAAAACGTCGCAGACGTGACATTCGTCAGCGCTGCATAAGGGTTGGTCTCGCAACGGATCGGCGTGTAGTAAAACTCCACACCATGAGCTGACTCATCAGCCGGAGTCGCGATCTCCAAAAGAACCGGGCCAGTCGCCCCGCCATCCCTAATGACAATGCTGCCTGCAGTAGCGCCCGCAACGAAGTACATCGTGGCAAGGCGGGCCGGGCCGCCAAAAATATCGCCCGACTCCGTTAGTGTCGCCGACTTGCCGTCAGAGTGCATTCCAGCCATGACGGTCTCCTATTAGCCAGCGGAGACGCTAAGAACGCCAGCGTTGTTCCACAGCTGCCCAGCAACACCCGGATCGCTCGTGGGGAGGTCAGAGATAACAACCGTGGTGCCGTCGATAGTGACAGTGCCGGTCGTGGTGAGATCAGTAGCAGTTACGCTACCAGTAACGTCGCCCTCGAAGCCGTTATCAGAACGGACTGGGCCAGAAAATGAGGTGCGGGCCATTGGATTGTCTCCGTGTTGCAGCACTCGCTATACCGTCGTCTGCAAAGTCCGCTGGGTCGGTCGGTATAGCTGGAAATGTCCCAGACTTAAAATCTTTATACGCTGTGATGGGTTAGGGGTCAAGAACCCATTTTTTATGCCCAACACCAGAGACTCGATACATTTTGTTAACGGCAGCAAACTCTTTTTCAGGCATCCCAGTCTTGTGCGGCTGAAGCGCGTAGCGAGGGGTTCGAGTTGCTGTTTTAGGGTCTACCCACCAGTAGTCCGGCTCTGTGATTTTCTCTAGCCTAAATCCTGCGGCGCGGTAGCTTTCGCCATTACCCCAGCGAAGATCGGCGTAAGAAACAATCGGCCCTTCATTGTCGGCCCGAAACGCCGCGATTAGTTTAGAAATACCACCAACCACTCGCCCTACAGAAGCATACCGGAGCAGCTCCCAACCCGCGTTGTTATACCGGCCAACGCCAAACGTAGCGACAGCAACCAAACACCCTCGGTGTTTCAGGCCATACACTCGGTTAAGCGCAGCCCCCGCTCCTTGCGTGTGAGTAGATGCCAAAAACCGCCTCGCCTCGACTTTGGACGGACGGCATACAGAACACTGGCGAGCATACACAGACTCCGACACACCCAGCATCGCTTGCAGGCGAGATTTAACTTGCTCTCGCTGGTCGCGCCACTCATCCTCAAACACTTGCACCAGAGTCACGCCGGCGGCGTCAGCCAACTCCCATTTCTTTCGTGTTTTATCTCCGACCAAGTCGTCCCGGTGCCACCACAAACCGTTGTACTCGATAGCTACTTTTTGGTCAGGGCAGTATATGTCCACTTCGTAAGGTGAAATAACAGAATAAACATTCTGCTCAACGCTCACGCCCAACGAAGATACAAACTCAGCTATCTCTTGTTCCGCTTTAGACACTCTACCAACACATTTGGGGCACCCTGCGCCTTTTAAATGGTTAGCTGGCGTCTGCTTAAACTCACCATGCAAAGGGCAGCGGATAAGAATAGGCTTGTGCATGCTATTCAACCCTGACAGATACTCGTAAGTATCTCCATGAACCTCCTGCGCACGGCGTAAAAACTCAGATAGTCCAAGTTGTGAGCGCTTTCCGTTTTTTTGGTAAGAACATTTTTTACAGCCGTGTCCAGCAAGATGAACGTAAACCATCTGCTCAAACAGACCATGCTCCGGGCAAACAATCGGCACGCGGGTGCGGCTGTCGTGAATTTCTACTTCAGGGTAGTCATAGCTGTCCCCATGAGCTTCTCGCGCGGCCTTTAGAAAGCTGTCGTAAGAATGTGAACGCGCATCTCGCCGTGAAGCTACTCCGCACTTAGGGCACCCTGCGCCGTTTCTATGATTGTTTTCTCTTTGCCAAAACGCTCCGTGTTCGGGACACACAACTTCTATATCAGTGCCGTACCCCTTATAAACAGCTTTGGAGTAGTCATACCGCTTGCCATGACGCTTACGTGCTCTGGCTATCCAGTCTTGTGTAGTGAGTGATTTGCGGCCCATGATTGCTCCGACAATAAAAACTTGATGCCAGACTAACTTTCTTACCGTTGTCAGTCAAGTAATGATTACGCCCAAAAAAAGACCCCGCCGAAGCAGGGTCTTGGTTTACTGAGACAAGCTCAGTTTATCAAGCAGCGCCGGGGCTGCCCCAGACACCCAACGGGTCCGACGCCCCGAATGAGTAACGCTCACGCGCCTTGTAGCGAACATTGCCCGTATCGAAGTCGCCTTCCATCTTGGTGGTCAGCGGGGTACGAACAAAGTGCTTAAGACCGTTCGGAACGTCAGTAGTCAGGAACCATGCGTCATCATCGGTAAGGAAGTGGTTTACCGAATAACCACCGGGAATCGACCCGTTGGTCATGATCGCATTGATGTCGTTATCGGCAGTGCCGACACGCTGCTCGGTCTCAAGGAGACGAGTAGCAACGAACATCAGGCTCGGCGGAACAATCAGCTTACGCGGCTGTGCTGCAATGAGCAGCCCGCGCTCATCCGTCCACCCCGAAATCTGAATAACAGCAGCCTCAAGCGAAGTCTCGTTGAGATCAGCCGCAGTAGCCGGGGTGTTGGAGTTGCTGCCACCAGAAACAAGCGGGTGGTCCGTCGAGAACAGCGGCTGACCATCGCCATAAGTGACGTTGGAGTCAAAACCATTGTTCATGATCGAAGCCGCCTTAACCTGCTTGGTGTAGGCCATCGCACGAGCAAGCGCCTTGGTGTAACGCGAAGACAGGGAGTCGTAGAGGTTATCCTCCATGGCCTCCTCAGTGATCGAGAAACCAAGAGCAATCGTCTCGTGGTTGTAGCGAGCCGTGTAGGCTTCCTGCGCCGCATCGTACTGAATGGCGTCGCCTTCAGACTTAACCGGAGCAGCCGAGAAACCCGACAGCTTCACTTCTTCTTCAAAGGAACGCTCGGAAGTCTCTTCTTCAAAGATTTCCTTGTGCTCCTCACCATAACGAGCATACTCCATGCCGAACAAAGCGTTCAGCCCCGGAAGCAGCTCCTTTACCATCTGTGCTCTAGAGATTGCCATGATCTAAGCTCCTTTACGCATCGCCAACGCCAGTGGCGTTGCTCAGCTGATGACCGGCGTTGAACTTGACCAGAATCTCGGTAAAGTTGCCCGAGCTATCCTTAGTCTCCTCAACACCCTGAACCACACGCAGCGGCAGCGTGGCCGTGTTCGCGTGCGACGCATCGTCAACAGCAACATAAGACTTACCAGTAGTATCATTACCAGTGGGCGACTGATCATCAAGACCGACATTATTGCCGACTTCTGACTGAGCAATACCCGAAATGTCACCGCTGGAGTCAACCACCGCGACCTTGTACAGCACG